CAATCTTTAGGTGTGCATTAAGTGCTACATCAGATACAGATACGTTCAGTCCCTCAGCACACTGAGATAACATAGTATGAATCTTATCATAGTCCAGTAGCTCCAGCTCACCACTACGTTTCTTAACATATACTTCCTTAGTCTTCATAAGGACCTACCTTAAATTCAACCACCAACTCACCTGACTCATTAACAAATGATTCGTAAGTTAGTTGTCCTCTGTTGTGCATAATAACTGCATCAATCATACCTTCTTTGTATGCTCTCTTGTCACTGTAGTATATCCACAGTGCACCCACTACCAACCACACTATACTTAATGTTATTAAATCATTCATAAAACTCCTCAAACCTATCACGCTTTTCCCATAGTTTATTCCCGAAGACCTCAAGTATGTCTTCAGGTTCTAACTCTAACTCATCACATATCAGGCACACATCATAGTTCTGTGATACCCTGTCTTTAAGTTCTTCAAGTGTTATCATATCAGAAGTTCCCTGCCACTGGGTCTACATAATAAGAAGTAATCTTTCCCGTTGGTCTGCTTGTAAGTGAATTGTTATAGCATTCATCTTTGAAGCCACAGAAGGCACAGTTCATACACAATCTCTCTTCACCTGTCTTCTTACTAACAGTGGTAGCATTAGCTATACGCATAGGTGGTGTGTCTAGTTCCATCTTAACACTGAGTTGCTTGATGTGTTTGTCAATGTCTGTCTCTAACTCCTGCTTACATAACTTAAGTGTTGATTTGTTTTTATTAAATGCTAAGAAGTAACCAGTATCTCTACCTTTTGTCTTACCATAGCCTGATAGTTGTTTGATGTAACCAAAGGCATCATCTTTAATACCATCATCTTTAAACTTATTGTCATATGACCAAGCACTTGCAGTCTTAACATCCACTAGTTCACCATCAATCTCACAATCCTGTGAGCCATTGACACCCTCTACTATATGTTTACCTTGCTTACCTGTTACCTTGTGTCCTGATAGTTCAACCAGCCCTAGTAGTACAGCTTCTAGTAGGTGTCCTTGTAAGAAGGTAAGGTATACACTGCCCTCAATAGGCTCTTCAGCCACACCTTTATACTTATACCACTGTGCTCTCTCACATCTACCTATACCTGACATACGTAGCCCTGTGCTATGCTCTCTTGCAGTAAGGGCATCAACTAAGGCATCACTTACTTCCTTACCTACTGTATCAGCTATCTTCTTAAGGTCACCTGTGTGTACCTTATCTTCCATCATCTTATATACATCTTGTACTACTGTGTTAATTGTTTTCACTGTCATACTCCTCTGTTAGTAAATCTAAATACCACCTTGCTTTGTTTAAGTCTTCAATACCGTTCTTGAATTTGTATCTACTTAGATATTTTACCACATTTCCTTCGAGGTAATTAAACTTTTGGTCTAAAATAAATTCAATTACTTCTATCTTCCCTTGCTTGTAGTGGCTGGGGTTAATGTTATCCTTCATTAGTCTTCTCCTCTGTTATTTTTGATATGAGTTCTTCAATCTTTAATAGATATATACTGCTTGCGTTGTTGTCACCACCTGAAACCTTACGCCCTTCTTTATACACCTTCTTTAGTTTATCTGTTGGAAGTATAAAGCCCATAATAAATTCACCTTTGTGTGTTAGATTATGTATCCACAAATCAGACTCGGTTGCTTCAATACCACTAGGTTTTCCGTAGCTCTGATACTCAATACATATATTTCCAGTTCTCTTCCACATATCCTTCTCGGTTTTAACTTCAGCAGTTCTAAGTGCGTTGGCTGTAAAATCTTCCCATTTCTCCCCAAATTTTAAATCCAAATCAAACTTACTAAACTTCTTACCTCTATTGTTAGCCTCAACTGTTGTGTCTTTAGTGTGTGTCATTCCAACTTCCTCCTATTGAATACTCCCCGTCCATCGGGCAGCGTAAGTTATAATATTGTGTGGTGTCTCTCATTGCCTGCACTACCTGCTTACCTATCTCATCAGCATCCTCTGGTGCACACTCAATCTGTATCTCATCGTGTATCACACCTAGCTGGTGGTAAGGTAGGTTACATTTCTCGTGAAAGATAACCCAAGCTCTCTTAGCTATGATACTACCTGCTGATTGTAGTAAGAAGTTAAGTGCTGAGTGTGGAGACCTAGTCTTAATATGTCTCTTGTCTATTGCCTTAATCCACCCCTTGTTACTAGCATTCTCTATCTGTTCTCTCAGTTTAGCGAGTGATGGTGTGTTAGATAAGAAGTCAGACTTGATTTGCTTACCTTCCTTTTTACCACCACCTACAATCTTACCAATCAAGTCATCACCACCACCATACAAGTAGGCGTAGATAAACCTCTTTGCTTCGTTCCTAGTGCCTAGTCCTGCTGACTCTTGGTTCTTAGTATGAATGTCACCCGTTAGGATAGTGTTAGTGTAGTCACTATCATTCATATAGTGTGCTAGACATCTTAACTCTAGTCCACTAAGGTCAGCACCAACCAACACCTTACCAGGATGTACTGTAAATAGGCTACGCATATCAGAACCAAACTCTTTGTTGCTGGCAGTCACCTGCTGTAGGTTAGGGTTACTACTACTCATACGGTTAGTTACTGTACCAATAGTATGCACCCTGCTGTGTATTGAGTGTGTGTCTTCATTAAACTCCTTCAACCAACTGTCTAGCTGTGACTTACGTTTCTGTAACATAAGATACCTAGCTATCACCTTAGCCTCAGGTATATCCACACCCTCTAGTGTTGACTCATCTACCTTAGGCTTACCTGTCTCAGTAAACACAGTAGGCTTCCAACCATAGTGCATAAGGTGGTGTGCTACCTGCTGTCTACTGCCTAGGTTAAGTGGAGGATAAGCAAAGTAACCATACTCACCATCATCATTAGTATGACATTGAAGCTTAACCTGCTTGGTATATGCCAGTGTTCTAGTGTTATCCTTTTTGAATTTACTCTTAAGCTCGGTAGCTCTCTTCCAAACAGGTAGTGGTTTAAATACTGAGTGAACCTCTTGCTCAGCCTTTCTAAGTTCTTCATTAACATCATACAACACCTCCAGTGCCTTACGTTTATCAAAGTACCACCCATACTTCTCTTGTCTAGAGCAGTGCTTCTTAGTAGCATACTCTAACTCCAGTGCATCACGACCTTGGTCTCTTACTGCATCAGCTAAGTGTAGGTATAGTTTAGTTGTGACTTCCACATCCCTTACACAATACTCTAACATCTCATCAGTGTAATGTGTCCAATCATCGTAGTCACCCTTATCAAAGTTCAACCTATCACCCCAACTAGCCAGTGAATGACCACCTTCTCTCCTAGGGTCAGTGAGCTGTGACATAATGATAGTGTCCTCAACCTGTATGCCTGATAGGTCAACACCCATCAACCTCTCCAACACTGGCACATCAAAGGCTATACCATTATGAAACACCAGCACAGTTGCACAACTAAGCCAGTCATTGAACTGATTGAGTGTATCAGGTGTGAATGTTACGACCTCTTTAGTCTCTATGTTCTGACACGCAATACACCATATGACAGTGGGGTCTAGCCCATCAGTCTCTATGTCACAACTAAAAATCATTATTAGCACCTGATGCTGGGTCGTGCCCCTTCTCTAGCCTACCACTAATGGTATCAAAGTGTGACCAACCTGCTTCACCTGTCTGTCCTGTCCTGCGTAGCTTGGGTACTCTGATACGTATGGCGTTACGTTCATACTCATCCTCTGCTAGTTTGTTACGACTAAATAGTATGTTGTTGTGACAAGCCTGTGGTATAGCACCACTACCTTTAACATCATACTCACTTATTTTGTGTGGACTACTACCATCATCAGGCTTACGAGTATGTGTACTTAGTATTACACACGCCTTAGTTTCTTTACACAACTTAATAAACCTATCCATCACCTCTTCAATATTCTCATTGGATAAATTCTTAATAGCAGTATGTAGTGGGTCAAGTAGTATGACAGTACACCCTAGTCCTTTGACAAAGTATCTAATCTTAGAGAACATCTCATCAATATCAATACTACCACCACCATCATCGTGTAGTTGAATGGTAGAGCCAAATCCAATATCAATAGCGTTACTCATTATGTTATCAACGTCTAACTCTTTAGGCTTTAACAATTGCAAGTTAGTTTCTGTGTGTACACTGACTACCTTACGTACTGTCTCATCAATAGTATCTTCAACCATAAAGCAACCAATCTTTTCATTAGTCTCAGTAGCAAAGTGATATATTAATTCATTAAGAATTGTTGTCTTACCAATAGATGTGTGTGCAATGATAGATGTAAGCTCACCTCGTGCTAACCCACCTCTAGTCATATGTTGTAGGTCACCAAAGCTATCGGGCAAAGGTATTAACTCTGTTGATTGATAGTCCATCAAAGCTAACCTCATATCCTCCACACTAGCAACACCTGATACGGTATAAGGCTTAGCATCCCACCACTCCTGCTGAAATAACTTACCATCACCTGCCATAAGGTACTCACTTGCATCCTTATGCTTACCTAACGTCAGTATCTTACATTTGTTTGGACCTAAGATAGGTGCTACCTTTTTGGATGCTTCCCTACCTGCTTCATCACTATCAAAGCATAGCACTACTATCTCAAAACTATCTAGGAATTCTAAGTTAGCCTTAATATTGTCAACACAATTAACACCGTTAGCAACAGATACAAAGTTATAGTTACCAAAGATATCATATGCTGATAGTGCATCCAGCTCACCCTCTAGTATAGTAATGAGTTTACCACCTGCTTTGATTAGATGTTGACCAAACAGTTGGTTGGTTTTACTAGTGTCACCACTACCAAAGAACCTCTTGCCTGACACCAACCTAGTTTTCATACCAACTAGCTCACCCTTCTGATTGTAGTAAGGGTAGTGGTGCTTGATTGGCTTACCATTCTTATCCACCTCAACCTTAACACCATACCTCTCCACTGTCTCAGCTCTAATCTTACGCTCAGTCAGCGGGTAGTATTCACCTATGTATTTGTGTATCCAGTCATCATCATTTTGTTTAGACAGAATAGGGGGTACTTTTGTACCATCTCCCTTGGTGTGGTAGTCACACTTGAAACAGTGTGTATGACCATCATCATATACACCTAGGTTATCTCTATTCCTGTCCTCTCCTTTATCTGCACACGCAGGACACTGTGCCTTATTTACTAAACTGCTATCCATTTATCTCTCCATTATTATAATTAGGTGGCTCGTTTATGGGGGACAGGTGAGCCAAGCCTGTTACTTATTTAAAACTCAGCTGGGTCGTAGTCTCCTGCACCTTCAGCCTTCTCTTCTACTCGTACCTTCTCGATGTATGTGTATGCATCATAAGGTGCTTTACCTTTCTTAACTACAATCGTTACCTTATCACCGAACAAGGACAGGTGTGATGACCCTACCAATTCCTTATCCGCATTGTAAACCTGTGGCTCACCGAAGTCCACCTTTCTTTTGGCAGTGATTTGTTGTAGACCTTTGTACTCTTTGAGTGCTAAGCCCTCTTTCTCTGCTGTCTTAAGACTATCCTTATCTAAGGCTACAGTAATCTTATAATTAGTAGCACCCATATAGTTATCTGGATTTGTGATATGATTGAAGACAACTTCACCTGTTAATGTTATATACTCTGACATCTTTATTACTCCTTTTATTATTTAACTTTCTTATGACCACCAAACCTATGGTGACCACACCTAACTAAGTTAGCATACTTAGGTACTATCCTTACTGACTATCCAACTTAGTAGTTTATAACTAAGTAGTAATTAGTAAAGTGTTTATCTAAGTAACTAACTAAGTGTTATTATAGCATACTTTTATGTCACACTATATCTTTTTTATTATTTATTTTACATCTTAATTGCTTCCAGTTAGTCAGTGCTAAATCAAGTTCAAACTCAGCCCTCTCAAATTGGTCAAACAAATCCTCACCTTGTGTGCTGATGTAAGCAGTACCATCAAAGTACAACCTACCTGCATCCACTTCATCTAATATATAGTCTGTTGTTCTACTCATCACACTCTCCTAAACATTTACTAAGTATGTTCTCTCTTTCCTTCTCAAGTATCCTTAGTTGGTCAATACCTACATCAACTTGGTGTCTTATACCGTGTATTGATTTGTTAATCCTGATTAAATCTTCCTTTAGTTTGTTTGTCCAGTTAATCATTGTGTTATCCTTCATACCCTTTCTCCTATTATGTTGTCATTATTGTTACGCCACTCTGTTCTCTGCACCCTACGATAAGACTCGAGTGCTGTCTGTTGTGGTATTGTTAGTTCGTTGCCCTCTCTATCAGTGTCCACACCATCTAAGTATGCAGGATTAAGTTGTATGCCCCACACTACTTTGACAGGTGTGTCAACCCACCTACTTGCTGACTTATTAAGCCACACCTTCTCATACCCACTCATAATTTACCTCTGATTCTTTTATTATCCTCAACTAATTGCATAATCCTATTCATATTATCTACAATAGTACCCGAACCATACAACTTCTTTAGTTCTTCTATGCGTATGTTACCCTCATCGTTACGAGGATTCGATTGTCGGGTACTTCTGTGTGTACCCCTACCGTTGGTATCATTATTCATTTAATCCTCCTTTAAATAGGTTATATCAACACCTCTGTTTTCTAGTTCAACAACAACCTCAGAGGGTAGTTCAGGTACACCATCATAGTCATATATTGCACCATCCTTGAACCACAAACCACCACCAAGCATATCACCTAATTCATTGTGTTCAAAATACCCGTACTCTCCATCATTAGCAAGTGCCACCTCATAGTTACCCGTATTTGTTACCTTGTAAGTTCTTGTATTCATTATCCTACTACCTCCCAGTCAAGTTCATCACCATCTTCATCTAACTCGGTTATATACTGCCTCTCAGGTGAACTATAATCACATTCACCTGCACTTGAAGATTGGTAAGATTTCCAATCTTCACCTTTGTTGTGTACAACATTAAGTACATCATATTTAATGTACCAACTCGTTACATTTCTCAGGTCAAAGTCAATCTCAAACCAAGTGGGTGCTACATATAGTGCCTCTACTTTATATTTCATACTTCCTCCTTTAGTTTCCTTATTAGGGCATCTTCCGCTATTGTCGGCAAACTCTTGATAGTTGCCCATAACTCTTTATTAGTAGATGTTAACTCATTAACCTCTATTACTAATGAGTCCCTTTCCTCTTGTAGTTCTAAGGCTTTGTCCTCTGCTATATGGCAGTCTAATAGGTATTGCCTTGCTTTATCTTCGCTCTCCGTTCTTAGTTTATCCACTAGTGGGGATTCAGGCATATAGTTCTCACTAAACCACCCAGCATCTCCATTCTCAAAAGCCTCTACATCTTCCTGAAGTTCATCTAAAGCCTCATCTTTTGTGCCTTTAAAGTTTCTAAAGATTATCATCTCCAGTCTGTATGTACCCTCTACTTTATATTTCATAATTATCTCCTGTCTGTTCCAATTTCTTCACTGATAATATCATCAATATTATCTCCATAACTATCCCATAATGACCTAGTCATATGCTCTACTACTGCACTTACACCATCAATGTAGTCGTTATCACCTATCTCATCATCAAGATACAGTCCTCTGTCAGTAATATCATCCTCTACCATCTTATAAAGGACACGTTCCATTCTACTGACAAATTGTTGATAACGTGCTTCGTTAATCTCCACCTGCCACTCTGTTAATTTACTCATATTATTCTCCTTTTAATCTAATAAAATCATATATTCTTCAGGGTGGTTTTGTCTAAACCAATCAATCCCTTTCTGCATCTCACTATATAGTCCCATAACCTCAGCACCTTGTATTACATCATACACTGCCACTGCTTCGGGGTCAAGAGTACACTCTCCAAATCCAAACTTATTCTTAATTAGTTCAGGCTCTTTACCTATCATCATACCTTTGTATGGTAGTTTATTTTCACTCATATTATCCTCCTATTACTGTATATTCTGCCTTATTGGCTCTAACAGACACGATTGTGTGTAAATTAATCGTTCTATATCCCATTACCTTAACATCAAAGGTCGTATCATAGGTATTATCGTACCTAGTTACCTTATTTACACCACCTTTTAGGTACTTTTTGACACCAAATCTACCATTACACTGTCTAAGTGTGCCATCTTGTTTAACAAATTTGACTGAAAAGAACTTGCCTTTTTGGTCTGTTAATAGTTTGTCTAGTTTCTCTCTAGTTACATTCAACTTTATCATATGTATCACTCCATCTTATTATTATTATTAATGTGCTAGATAAGAGATATTCTTTATCCCTTTATCCCAGCACTTCCTACACTCACCACACTCACCATTGTTATCGAATGACTTACAAGTTGCCTTGCTTTTATCCGTAACAACGGTGCTTGTGTTGCTATATAAAGGTGCTTTACCGTCCACCATACTACCACTAAGGCGTATGACAATATTATTAGGTAAATCCCCTTTATAATTCTTTATAATCCTACTTTCTTTAGTAGGTAACCAATGTTTAATAGTTGGTGTTTGTCTTACTACTGACAATATCTTATCAAAATGTTCTACACTTTGCAAATCACCACTATCGTGCCATCTAAAAACACCTTTATCCCTTATATCCTTTTTATTAGATATGAGATATACCATAGCACTAACCCATTCAGGCTTATTTATTGACAATAATCTACGTTCTTGTGCTTCTACAATAGCAGGGTATCGCTTATAATTACCCTTTAAAGCATAACAACTTGAACATACACTATTTTTAATTAATCTTAATCTACTCCCTTTAATACACTTATTAGCGGGTATTGAATAACTACTCGATGGCATTTTACTTGTGGTGGTTAATCCTTCCACCACTGATAATGCTTGTTTAATTGTATTTATAGGCGTAAATAAATTGTTTGTTATATCCATTTTATTTATCCTTTATTTTTGTTAATCCGTTATATTTAAAATCTTTATCAATCATAAAATAAACAATCTTATTATCTGTTTCTAATATCTTATAAAATTGCTCATTCTTTTTTTGTAACACGTTATAAAAACTGTATATCTTTTTCACTTTATCCCCTATCTTTATTTGGAATAATTCCATTATCCCTTATTAACAGTTATTTGTCAAATCTAAATAACCTTATTAAATAATCATAATTTAAATATATAATTATCAATAATAATAATATGCAATAAATAAATAATAAAAAACCAAATACGCTATAAAATAAAATCATAATTAAAACCCTTTGTTTTTGTAACACGTTATAAAAATATACATATAAGAGAAAACAAAACGCGTTTAATTAGTTTCTCAATTTATACTTATAATTATACGCTTATGATGTTATTTTGTCAAATTGTAACAAGGTGCAAAGGCATAACACAAAAGGGATTAAACATATTACAAGAATTATTTTAATAAATAGTTACCTTTTTAAATTCAAAGGCGTATAATGATAACTATCTACTGAGAGGTTAAGCCCTCAAAGGGATATTATAATAAATAAAAAGAGAGTTAAATAAAATGACAAATAAAAAAGAAAATAAAAATATAACTGTTGACTTGGTTAATAACACAAAAAACAAAGATATAAGTAAAATCAACCTTTCAACTAATGAAAAACATCTATACAATAAAGTGGTCGGACATAATAAAGAGGGTGCGAGTATAAATAAAGATGTTTCTATGCTATTAAAAACGGGCAAGAAAGGCATTGAGTCAGTTGAACGTATCGCCAAAGCCCTTAAAGATAATAACGAGCCTTTAAATGCTTATAAAATGGCGGTATCAAGGTTTTATAAAGATATGCCAAAAGAGAATAAGTTATCATTGCAGGGATTAGGTGCTAACGGCGTGCCATTTATCGGTAAACTATCTAACAGTGGCGGGAATAGCGAAAAGAAAAAGGCGGTCAATATGAATATAAATAGTATTGATTTGTTTTTCGATGAAATGAGTGTTAATGAAGAAGACGCCTTTAATGAGTATGTATTTGACTTCGCCGATAAACTCAGCATTGAGTTACAACAGGCGTTAGTTAATCACTTACAAGATAATATAAAAAACGGTGCTATTTATGACCCTCATAAGAGTAAGAAAGTCGCATAATTAGTTAATAACTAATATTAAACCCTGCTTTTATAGCGGGGTTTTTTTACGCCCAGCATAATCTAAATGAGAATGATTATCATTAGCATTACTCAGTTGGTGGTGGTTTGTCAATAGAATAATAAAGAAGTGTTACTATTATAGAAGTGTAAATTAAAGCATTAACACAAGCCCCACGCGTATCATAAATTAAACGATTGTTAGTCAACCAAGGGCAATACCAAGGGCAATATTAAACGTGGCAATACGGGGCAGTATCAAGCCTTATATGATGTCCACGCCTTTGTGGTATATAACCCTGTTAACCATAGGGGTATTATCCTGTATATACGCCCCGCCCCACCCCTTTTCGCGAGAAGAAATTATTTGGGGAAACCCACCTCCAAGTAAAATTCAAGGTTTTCCATTCTACATTAGTATTCTCTAATATCGGGCTAAGTGTGTACTCTTCACCAGGATGCGTATAGGAGGTTTGTCAATCTATATATCTCTAAAGAGATATACACTATGAAATAGTTACTTATTGGTCTAATTTTATGGTATAATAAGTATATTATTTATACAGCATACTACGTTAACAACTTCTGCATAACAATCATTATATCAGATGCGATATCGGGGTACAGTGTCCACACATAGTTACATTAAGAATGTGCATTAGTAACACTTTACTTTACAAACTAACATCAATAACAACTAATGAATAAACAATCAGAATTATAACTAACGTAGTAGAGATATAGTTAATATAATATTTATTGTCATAAAGGTTAATGTCAATCTGGTTTTATGGTATAATACTACTATTGAAATATATTATTTTTAATAAATTATGAGTAAGCCTAATCCTCCTAAAGTGTCAAAAGAAATAATTGCCAAAGCTCAGTACAAAGCTGCTGCTAAGACTGGCAAACTTCCTAGTGATATTATTATTGAAGTAGAAAGGAAGAGAGGTCCTGCTACTAGAGGCAACTCTATATTGTCACAAGCTAAGGGTGGCAAGAAATCAAGACTAGGTAAGAATAAGTATAATCCTACTGATGATGATTATGGTAAGGTAGAGGAAATGGTCACAATAGGATTGGACCAACACACTATTGCTAAGATAATGGGTGTCTCTATAGCCACCTTAGTAAAGTATTATAGACATACCTTGGATACAGCTAGAGAGAAACGTACTGCTAGTGTAGCAGGTGTGGCTTATAAGATGGCTATGTCTGGTGACTCAGCTAGTATGACTACATTCTGGCTTAAGACACAGGGTGGTTGGACACCTAAGCAACATATTGTACACGAAGATAGAAACTTTGATATTAGTTGGTCTGAGGATGAAGATGATATAGCTGATGCTAACAGAAGAGAACCTACTATCCAGTAATGCAGGATAAGAGGGAGGAGAAACGTAAAGGGATTGTAATACCTTATACGCCCAGAGTATTACAAGCAAAGCTACACAATGAGTTAGCTAGATTTAATGTTGTAGTTTGTCACAGAAGATTTGGTAAGACTGTATTTGCTATTAATCAGATGATTAAGTCAGCTATACAAGACTTACAGTTAGGTAAGAAAGCACCAAGATATGCATACTTAGCACCGCTATTTAAGCAAGCTAAGACTGTAGCTTGGGATGAATTAAAGAGATTGTTGTATGATTTCCCAGATGTTAAGTTTAATGAGGCTGAGCTAAGGGCTGACTTTATGGGTGCTAGGATACAGTTATATGGTGCTGACAATCCAGATACTTTAAGAGGTATATACCTTGATGGTGTCATCTTAGATGAGTATGCCCAGATGAACCCTAAGATGTATAGCGAGGTTATAAGACCTGCACTATCAGATAGGAAAGGTTGGGGTATCTTTATTGGTACACCTAAGGGTAAGAATGAATTCTATGATATTTACCACACAGCTAAAGAGAAGAAGGGCTGGAAGAGATTCTTATTCAAAGCATCTGAGACTGGTATATTAGATGATGAAGAATTAGAGATGGCTCAGCAAGATATGGCTGAGTCTGAGTTTGAACAAGAGTATGAGTGTAGTTGGTCTGCAGCACTGAGAGGTGCATATTATGCCAAAGAGCTGGAAGCTGCTTATGATGAGCAACGTATAGGTAAAGTACCTTATGACCCATCTAAGCAGGTTATCACAGCCTGGGACTTAGGCGTATCTGATAGTACCTCTATATGGTTTGCACAATATGATGGTAAGGCAATTAACTTAATTGATTATTATGAGAACTCAGGTGAGGGACTACCCCACTATATTGATTTATTAAATCAGAAAGGTTATAATTATGGTGCACATATTGCACCTCACGATATTGTAGTAAGAGAATTTAGTACAGGTAAAAGCAGGAAAGACTTAGCATATAACCTAGGTATTGAATTTCAAGTTGCACCTAAGTTAAAGGTTATGGATGGTATTGATACTGTCAGAACTACCCTTAATAGATGTTGGTTTGATGAGACTAAGTGTCAGAAAGGTATAGATGCTTTATTACAGTACCGTAGCTCTTATGATGATAAGAAGAAGATTTGGAGTCAGAAACCAGTACACGACTGGACTTCACACGCAAGTGACAGTTTCAGATATTTATGTAATACAGAGGTAGTGTTCACAGGGAACGACTCTGCTTGGAGTAAGGAATTACCTAAGCAGGATTTAAGTTGGGTAATATAATAGGAGAAGGGAATGAATTCAGTTGAGAAGAAAGCATATGATAAAGAATACTATGCAAAGAACAAGGAAAAGATAAACGCTCAGAATAGGGATTGGAAGAAGAACAACCCAGGATATGCAAGAGAGAAGGCACTTCTTGATAAATATAATTTAACACTTTCACAATATGATGAAATGTTTGAGTCACAAGGTGGTGATTGTGCCATATGTAAAGAACCAGAACATAAAGCACCTAGCGGTAGATTTCACGTAGACCACTGTCATAGCACTGGTGAGGTGAGAGGTCTGTTGTGTCACCACTGTAATACTGCTCTTGGTGGGTTTAAGGATGATGTTTATACACTAGCATCAGCAATTAAATATCTAAGTGAATATAATTTTGAGGAAGTATTATGAGTTTAAATCCCCGCTGGCTAGAAAATAAGATTATTGAGATGTCAGAAGACATTAGAGAACTAAAGGAATTGCTGAGAGCAGTAGCTAAAGCACCAACTAAAGGTACAAAGTAAATATGAAGATGACCAAGAGAGAACTAGCCGCCCACGTAGAACAAGAGATTCAAGGTGCTCTTGGCTATGGTGATGGTAAACTAACTCGTCAGCGTACTGATGCTATGGATAGATACTATGGTAAGAAGTATGGTAATGAGCAAGAAGGTCGTTCTCAAATTGTCACACGAGATGTTGCTGATGTAATCGAATGGATTATGCCAAGCCTAATGAAGATATTCACAGGTGGTGATAAGGTAGTACAGTTTGAACCTCAAGGTCCTGAAGATGTAGAGATGGCTAAGCAAGCTACTGACTACACTAATTATGTTATTATGAAACAGAACCCAGGCTTTAGTATTATCTATAGCTGGTTCAAAGATGCACTACTACAGAAGAACGGAATTGTCAAGCACTTCTGGGATGACACTACCGAAGTAACAAGAGAGGAATATAAGAACCTCACAGAAGAAGAATTTACTTCACTACTTATTGATGATGATATCGAAATAGTAGAGCATACAGCAAACGGTACAGAGGAATTAGTTGAGGGTCAATTACCACAACCTATTACTCACGATGCTGTAGTTAAAAGAACAAGAGAGAGTGGTCAGGTTTGTATTGAGCCTGTACCACCAGAAGAATTCCTAATTAATAAGTACGCAAAGGGAATCGAAGATGCAAGATTTGTTGGGCATAGAGTCAAGAAAACTAAGTCTGAGCTATTAGCACAGGGCTATCCTAAAGCCAAGTTGGAGAGAGCATTCTCTGCACAAGAAGCTGAATGGAAGTCTGAGAGATTAGCCAGGTTTGATTATGATGGTGACTCTAGTTATCCTAATGGAGATATTGATGATGGTGTTTGGGTAACTGAATGTTATATCAGGGTAGACTTTGACAACGATGGTATAGACGAATTAAGAAAGATAACGAAGGTCGGAGATGAACTATTAGATAATGAGGCTGTGGACAGTGTTCCCTTCTCCTCCCTTACACCTGTTCCAATGCCTCATAAGTTTTATGGTTTGAGTATTTATGACTTAATCTCTGACCTTCAACTAATTAAGACTACCTTAATGCGTAACTTGTTAGACAATATGTATCTAACAAATAATGGGCGTTATGAAGTAGTCGAAGGTCAAGCCAACTTGGATGACCTTATGACCAGCAGACCTGGAGGTATTGTAAGAGTACGTACACCAGGTGCTGTGTCACCACTAGCTACTCCACAGCTAGACCAGAACTCCTTTAATATGCTGGGCTATTTAGATAGTATTAGAGAAGAGAGAACGGGTGTTAACAAGAACAGTATGGGGATTGGAGATGGTGGCTTAAAGTCACACCAAACTGCTACTGGTGTAGCACAAGTAATGACTGCAGCACAACAGAAGATTGAATTGATTGCTAGAGTATTCGCAGAGACAGGTATGAAGGACCTTGCCAATAGTGTGTACCAACTTATACAGAAGTTTGAATCGCCTGAGAAGATTGTCAGACTAAATAATAAGTGGACTACTTTATATCCTGCTGAATGGAAAGAGAAGATGGACTGTACTGCACAGGTAGGTCTAGGCTTTGGTAACAAGGATATGAACCTTATGCACTTAGGTCAACTAGCTCAAACTATACAGATGGTTGCACAACACCCAGCTGCAGGTATGATGATTAAACCTAAGAACGTATATAACTTAATTGCTGAACAGATTAAAGCTATGGGTATGAAGAACGTAGAGGACTTCATTACAGACCCAGGAGACCAAGAACCACAACAACAAGGTCCTAGTCCAGAAGAACAAGCTAAGCAAGCAGAGATGCAACTTAAGGCAGAAGAACTTAAGATTAAGATGCAGAAACTACAAACTGAGTCAACTCTTAAACAGAGAGAGATGGAACTAGATGCACAACTAGCACAGCAAGAGCTTGAACTTAAAGCATCAGAAGCCCAAGTTGATATGCAAATCAAAGCACAAGAATTAGAAATTAAGAAAGCAGACTTAGCTCTTAAACAACAAGAGTTAATATTAGAGAGGGAGCAAGGAAGACCAGTTCGAATAGGAGATGATTAAATGGAGTGTTGTAAGGACTGTGGTGATTTATTAGAGCTAGGTGATAACTGGCGTGAATCCTCTAAGAAGATACAGCACTATGTATGTAGCCCTTGTGTTACTAAAAGAACTACACAGAACAGAAGAAACAAGAAGTTAGAAGCAATACAGTATTTAGGTGGTAAGTGTTTAGATTGTGATGGTGTATTCCACTCATCAGTTTATGACTTTCACCACTTAAATCCAAAGGAGAAGGAGTCCAAACCGTCAGCCCTATTTGGGAATAAGTTTGAGACATTAAGGAAGGAGTTAGACAAGTGTGTATTACTATGCAGTAACTGCCATAGGATTAGACACAGCGGTAGCTTAGTATAAGCTATTGGTCCAACATAAGAAGGAGAAGTAATGGGAAAGAAAGGGAAGGATATACAAAGAGGTCAAGATGCAAAGAGATTAGTGGAAGACCCACTATATAAGGAAGCATTTGAAGATACAAAGAACCACTTGATTGAAATGTTATTACAAACTAAAATCAGTGAAGAGACAGAAAGAGATAGAATTTATATTACCATCAAGAGTCTAGGTCTAGTGGATGAACACATTAGGTCTGTACTAACTACTGGTAAGCTGGCTGAAGGACAGGACGAATTCTATTAATACAAATTAAAAACAAGGGAGATAACTATGGATTCTGCAGAGAATAACCAAGCAGTTGCACAGGCTTTTGAGAAAGCCAAAGAAGGGTCGTCAGAAGAGGCGGCAAATAATATCCTTAATATGTGGGAATCAGAAAATGACCAACCTACAGGCGAGGAAACCGAAGTTACTACAGAAGACGAGGTAGTGGCTGAGGACCAACAGGAAGATGAAGTCGAAACAGAAGAGGTCTCAGAAGAAGAGGAAGCCTCTGAAGAAGTAGAGACAGAAGATACAGGTGAAGAGGAAGCCGAAGAGGAAACTGAAGACCCTAGCTATACTATTAAGGTAGATGGTGAAGAGTACGAAGTTAACTTAGAGGAACTCAAAGCTGGTTATCAAAGACAATCTGACTATACTCGTAAGTCTCAAGCACTAGCTGAAGGACGTAAAGAAAACGAAGCAATTCAATCTGAGCGTATTAGATTAGAGCAAGAGAGACAGATGTACGCAAATGGTTTGCAAATGCTGAAAGAACAGCAGTCAGCCAAGCTTCAAGAGTTTAAAGATGTAGACTGGGAAAACCTTAAAGAGGAAGACCCATATGCATATATGCTTAAGAAGGATGAGTACCGAGATGCTCAGGATAAAGCAAGGAATGCTGCACAACAACAACAGATTGTACAGCAACAACAGCAACAACAAGAGGCACAGTCAAGAGCAACCTTTGTTCAAGACCAATACTCTCAGTTAGTTAATGCTTTACCTGAGTGGGACAACAAAGAGTCTACCGTTAAGGAAGACATTAGAAAGTTTGCAATATCTTCAGGGTATGCACCAGAAGAAGTTGACCAACTAGCAGACCACCGTAGTGTTCTTATACTTAAGAAAGCTATGGAGTTTGATAAGTTAACTAAGAAGGTAGCACCTAAGAAGAAGGCAATCAAGAAAGTTCCCAAGGTACAGAAGTCTGGAAGAGGTAAAGTTAAGTCTGAAGCAGCCGATGATAAAACCAAGAAAAAGCGTGCAAGGTTAAGGAAGTCTGGTCATCAAGATGATGCCGCTTCCGTATTTTATGATATGTTATAACAAGGGTTATAACTACAATATAAGGAAATAGTAATGGCTACTAATTTTAATACTTATGATGCACAAGCAATTCGTGAAGATTTGTCTGATGTAATCTATGATATCAGCCCAACAGAAACTCCGTTTCTATCTGGTATCGCAAAGAAAGGCAGTGTTTCTAACACTTACTTTGAATGGCAGACTGATGCACTAGCAGCAGCTTCTGGCACTAACGCAGCAGTTGAAGGAGCAGCAGCAGGTACTGCAGCAACTACAGCTACAACTCGTCTAGGCAACTACACACAAATCTCTAAGAAGGTTGTTGAAGTTACTGGTACTCAAGACAAGGTTAACAACGCTGGTAAGAAGTCTGAGCTTGCTCACCAACTTGCTAAAGCTTCTAAAGAGCTTAAGCGTGATATGGAAACTTCACTATTAGCTACTAACGCATCTGTTTCAGGTGGTGCTTCTACAGCTCGTGAGACTAGAGGTGCTGCAACTTTCATCACTACTAACGTAACTGATGCAGGTACTACTGGTACTCACGCAGCAATCGTTGAAGCTGATGTAACTGCAGTAGCAGAGTCTACTTGGAATGCTGGTGGTAACCCATCAACTATCCTATTAGGTGCTACTAATAAGAAGTTAATCACTGCTATGACTGGTCGTGCTAGTGCGACTCGTTCAGTTGTTGATGACAACAATACTGTTTACAACGCAGTTGATGTATATGTTTCTGACTTCGGTACTTTCAACATTCAGTTGGATAGATACTGTGACCAGGACATCGTATACTTCTTAGACCACGATATGTGGTCTGTTGACTACTTACGTGATTTCCAGACTATCGACATCGATAAGACTGGTGACTCTGAGAAGAAGATGCTTTTAGTTGAGTATGGCTTACGCTGTGGCAACGAAGCAGCTAACGGTAAGATTCAGTACACAACTGGTTAATAGCTAGTTGACTTAACCCCTTCTTAATTGAGGGGGTTATCATATTAGAGGAAGATACAGATGGGAATACAAACACAATTAGTAGAGAACCTAGACGGTTCTATAACCAATGTATCAACTCAAGATAACAAAGAAATAAAGAAGATTGCAGAAGATAATGCTATGCTTCGATTTGACTCAGCCCGTAGTGGCAGAGCACAGTATGATGGTGACTCACAATTCTCACACAGAGTAGCTCGTATACCTATTATTATGGTAGAGCAGATGATGAGAGAAGGTGTGTGGAATAACCAAGAACGTATGAAGGAATGGATGAATGACCCAGTCAACGCACCATTCAGAACAACAAAAGGTAAACTATAGATGGCACTAAGTACGTATACAAATATTAAAGATGCAGTAGCTGACTGGTTAGACCGTAGTGACTTAACTACTAGGATACCAGACTTTATAGCATTAGCTGAAACTAGAATCAATAGAGACTTGCGTATTAGACCTATGGAAGTACGTTCTACTATGACAACCACAGCAGATAAGAGATACTTTAACTTACCTGGTGGTTACTTACAGATGCGTAACATCCAACTGAATACTAACCCTATCAGAGCACTGGAGTATATTACTCCTGAGATGTTAGATAGATTGTATGGCAGTAGTTCAACAGGTGTACCAAGAGCATACACTATGATTGGTGATGAGATTCAATTAGCACCAGTACCAGACTCAGCATACACATTAGAGGTTGCCTTCTACGAGAAGTTTACATCACTAGGTGATGGTACTTCAGGTACTGTAACATCTAACTGGCTAACTAGTAATGCACCTGACTTATTATTATATGGTTCTCTATTAGAGGCAGAGCCTTTTATTAAGAATGATGAGCGTATACCAGTATGGTTAAATGCATACAGTTCAGCTATTGATAAGCTACAGAAGGCAGATGCAAGAGATAGACACTCAGGCTCACAGATGAGAGTACGTACTATCTACTCTGGAGTTGAGGGCTAATGGCTCAGACTACCTGGGCAGCTGATACTAATACTTGGGCATCTACTACTAACGTATGGGCTAATCAGACATTCTCTGACTCAGTAACATTAGCCTCAACACAAGATTCAAGTAATGTTGGTTATGGTATATACCCAGCTACTGCAGCATTAGATGCTACTAGCACAACATCAATACTAGGTGGCTTTGCCTTTGCAAGGACAGCAACCTTTGGGACTACTGCAGACTTATCAGCATCTAATAATGCTGTATATGTAGCCACTGCAACTCTTGCAACAACAGGTGCAATAAGTGGTACGGTAGGAAAGTTATACACAGACTCAGTAACACTAGGAACAACAGTAGATATTCCTTTACCTGGACTATCTGAAGGCTGGTCTTCAAAGACTACAACCTGGGCTAGTGATACAACATCTTGGGGTTACACACCTAATATAGCAATCCCTGTTACTGCTACTATTACTCAGTTAAACCTAACAGAGTTGAATGAAGAGGATGCAATCAAATTAGTATCTACTACTTTAGGTACTACAGTAGGGGCTACTGCAACAGCAAGTGTATCAATACCAGCAAGTATAACATTCAGCCACACTGGTAATTTAACAACAAACATTAACTTTGAAGAGAGTATAACCTTGAGTGCAACAGGTAATATAACTTCAACTAATAACTTCCTGTGGAATGACATCACAGAAGACACTTCAACTACCTGGACTAAGGTAGCTGACCCAGACGAATAACAACAACAACGGAGTAAATAATGAAAGACGTAGGAATTGAATTAACAAACATATGGAAAGTTACTTGTCTTGATAAAGACGGTAATGTAAAGTGGGAAGAAGATAAGAAGAACTTAATTACGACAGTAGGTCTTAATCATATCCTCGACACACAATTTCACGCCAGTACACAAGTAACAACTTGGTATATTGGACTTAAAGGTGCTGGTACTCCAGTAGCTGGTGACACTATGGCATCACACTCAAGCTGGACAGAGAACACTGATTACTCAGGTAATCGTAAAGAGTGGACTGAAGGTGCAGCTAGTTCAGGCAGTATGACTAACTCTTCTAGTGTAGACTTTAGTGTAACAGGAACAGCAACTATTGCAGGTGCATTCTTAAACACAGCAGCAACAGGAACAGCAGGTACGTTGTATGGTGTAGTGGACTTTAGTTCTAGCCGTTCAGTAATTTCAGGTGACACACTACAGGTAACGGTAACAGTAACAGCTGCTTCAGCATAACTAGGAGGTCTTAGATGGCTATTGAAACTTTTGAATTTATTGACGACTTAAATGCCGCCAATCCTACAGCAACAGATAATGTATCTGAAGGTGATGACCATCTTAGAGGTTTAAAGACTACCCTTAAGAATACATTTCCTAATGTAACTGGTGCTATTAATGCAACAGAAACTGAACTTAATTATGTTGATGGTGTAACCTCAGATATTCAAACACAGTTAGATACCAAATTATCTAGTGTAGCAGATAACTCAGTAACCCTTGCTAAAATGGCAGGTGGTACTGACGGTAACTTAATAACTTATGACGCAAGTGGCGACCCTGCTTATGTAACTACTGGTACTAGTGGACAAGTATTAACCTCTGGTGGTGTTGGTGTAGCACCTACGTTTCAGACTGCTGCTAGTGGAGGCTTCACATCTTCAACCTTCTTAGACCAAGGCACTCTATTTAGTAGAGACTCAGCTAATACACTTAGCATCCCTGATTTAGGTGGTGTGGTAGATGGCACATTAGTCGAAGTAACAGCAACTACCAAAGCACTTAATACCTCTGGTAATTGGGATGGTGTTGGCTCTTATGAGACAGCAAGCAATAGAGCGGGTAAGGACTTTTATGTTTACTTGTTAAGTGCTGGTGGCGTTATTCTTAGTAATAGTTCTACTTACCCCTCTGGTTATACAGCAGCAAACTCTCGTAAGATTGCAGGCTTCCATTGTTTAGCTGTAGCGGTAGGGACAATCTCAGGTCATAGTCTGACTG